GCAGTTTCTGCGTTTTTTAATGCTGCCTCGCGTAATGCCTTTGCGTCAACAATTGCATCTCTCAATAAATCGGACATCAATATACTCCTGAAATGAAATGGTACTATTTCACAATAAATAGTGTTGTGGGGATCAAAAACCCCTTTTTATATATAGACTATAGATCAATGTAATTATATTCCCACACACATGTAACGTTGACGTTATTGGAAGCCGCATCGGGATCGATTGCGATCCCCACAATATTGCCCTCTCCAAAATGTTCTGAGCCGGTCATAGAGAATGTGACGGTAGTATTTGCGCTGCCCATAGTCACTGTGGTTCTCTCCACTATATCAGCGGCGCTGGCGCCTGAAAAGTTCGCAGTTCCGTTGGTGCCTCTGTACAAATCCAAAGTTACGGAGCCGGCCTGGGCGCCTGACATACGAACGAGTGCTTTAATAAGACGACCATGTGCCGGTGCAACCATGTGGTCTAGGTAGGTGGGAGTGGTAGATTCAACAGTAGACATAAAGGGAATGAAGTACGCAGCTATTCCGCTGTTGGCAAAGTTATGAATAGTTGCTTGCAAACTCTTAGCACGAAGAGAGCCAGAAATAGTAACGTCCACAGAAGAGGATATATAACTATTTGTAACCGTCAATCTGTCAGTGCTATTTGTTTTAAACGAAATTTGATCAGATCCAAAATCAATCTGGGTATCTGTGTCGTTTTCGTTTTTAATGTCTCCGAGATCTCTTGGTCCCTTTGAGGTATTATAAGCCATTTATATATGTTCCTTTGTATCTGCTTTCATAGTAAGTAGAGAAATTTAGTGTCAGGATCCCCGACCATTGATAATCCACCAAGTTTTCCCATCTGACTGGAAGGATCTGCTCGATGTTGTCATCTTAAGTATAACTTCCTCGTATATATCTAGAAGTCCGCCGGCGCTTTTGATAACGAGCTTGTTGCCTTTAATACGATACTTCTCGGAATTAATAAGTTTGATATTTAAAACTCTGCCATCATTCTCGGATGCATCTGGCAATATTACGCAAACCTTATTATCGGCTGTGTCTGCCAATACTGTGTAGTCATCAGCTTGAACTTCATATTCTGGGGTGTTTGTGTGTGTGATCTTCTGGTAAGTTGCTCCTTGGGCACGTAAGGCGCCTTCTGCTACTAGCTCGTCTTCTATCCGAGCAGTCATAGCATTCAGGGTGCCAGCTAAATTAAGTGTGTTCTTTTGCTCATCAAAGCGTAAAGTCTCGGCGCCACCAAATGTGTTGCCCTTTCTAAACTGAAGGCTTTGGCGATTGCCGCCGGGGTGGTGTCCTTTTGTTTTGATATAATCGCGGTACAATTCAGCAAATGTTGTTTGACGTAAGCCGTTCTGTGATGTATCAAATAGGAGTAGCTTGTCACCATCAGAAACTGTTTGACCGGTCTTGCTCATTGGTGTTGCAGCATCAAAGTCCACATAAAGCTGATTATTTGCAGTAGAGATAGCACTATTTGGAGGGAGTTTTATGGTCTCTAGATTTAGTGTCCCCTCAAGCGCGCCGGCGTCTAAGTGACTGAGTAAACTACCGTTCCCTTCGATGCTGTCGAACTTGAGCTTGCGCCCGAGAAGTACTCCGTTATCGTAAGAGAGGTTGGGTGTCGTCTCTACAAGCGGGGTACCAGTAGCTAGCAAGAGGGACCCAGCCTGGTTGTTCTTGATCACCTCTACTGCTGGTGGTGTGATTTCTCTCCCGTCGTGCAATTGGAACCCTTTCGCAATTACCGTCTTAGTGAAAATCTTGTTACCGCCGATCTTTTCGTCTGAGAAGTTATCGATGGCGTGGTCGATTTTATCTATTTTATTCAGTTGTTCTCTTTGCTCTACTGCCAGTCCACTTGGCGACTGCACCACGTTATAAGCCATAGTTTTTTATCCTTCTCTCTTTTAAGGCGTTCTGCAATTTTAAATAGTAATGATAAACAAAAAAGGACGCCCCCCACAATGTGAGAGGCGCCCAAAAGGTTATCCTATATAGAAAACTAAATAGAATATATCATACTAGACGATGAACCAGTGTGTGGCATCCATAGCAACCAAGCTGATAGCAGAACCAGTAGATTCAAGGATGATGGTTTCACCACCTTCAATAGAATCATCAGTACCTGCAACGATTGTGCATGTGTGGATTGAGCCAGACAGTTTGATATCAAGCTTCTTACCAGCAGAAGCTGCTGGAAGAGTGTATGTTTGAGCAGCTGTAGATAACAGAGCAAAATCAACACTCGCAGAAAGCGTGTATCCTAAAGGCGCAGCACCATACTTCTCAGTATCAGCAGCGATATCAGCACCAACGATGCTGTCAACGTAGATTGTACTCCAACGAAGCGCACTAGTACCTAAATCACGAGCAGAGTCGGTAGATGGTACAAGAGCCGAATCGAAACGACCAGTTGCTGTAATGGTGTCACTAGTAGCATCACCGAGGTCAACGTTTCCGTTAGCAACCAAAGAAGTAACAGTAGCTGCGGCTGCAGAAGCAGCACCAATAACAACTCCGTCCAGAGAACCACCGTTGATATCAGCAGTGGTAACTGTACCGAGGTTGGCACAAGTTTGCGAAGCAGCTGTCCAGTTAACACCGACTGTAATAAGTTCAGAACCATTGGTGGTATCGAACGTAAGGTAATCGGTTGCTTCTTGGCTAATGTTAAAAGCTTCAGCTGTGTTATCAGTCATATCAACTTCGATAGTTGTACCATCAGCAGAAATAGTGTCGAGAGCGATGTCACCCACGTTTGTGATGTTACCATCACCGACGCTTAAACTTGATCCAACAATAGCTGCGAAAGTACCAGCAGCGGCACTATTAGCACCGATGACTGCGCCGTCGATAGAACCACCGTTGATGTCGACAGTGGTAAGAATACCAGCGTCAGCAACAGTGCGACCAGCGTTTGTCCAGTCACTTCCCATCGAGAAGCTGGAACCATCATCAGCAGAAATGCTGTCGAGAGCAATGCTGCCAACGTTTGTGATGTTACCATCAGAAACGCTCAATGAGGAAACAGTAGCTGCGGCTGCAGAAGCAGCACCAATAGTAACGCCATCCATAGAACCGCCGTTAATGTCGACAGTGGTAACTGTACCGAGGTTGGCACAAGTTTGTGAAGCAGCAGTCCAGCCGACACCGAATGTGATAAGTTCAGCACCATTAGTGGTATCGAACTTAAGATAATCGGTTGCGCCTTCAGCAATATTAAAAGCTTCAGCTGTGTTATCGGTCATATCAACTTCGATGGTTGTGCCATCGGCTGAGATAGTGTCAAGAGCAATGTCGCCAACGTTTGTGATGTTACCATCACCGACGCTTAAACTTGATCCAACAATAGCTGCAAAAGTACCAGCAGCGGCACTGTTAGCACCGATGACAGCGCCATCGATAGAACCACCATTGATATCAACAGTTGTAAGAATACCAGCATCGGCAACAGTACGACCAGCGTTTGTCCAGTTAGCGTTCATAGCCGAAATGGCAAGAGCACCAGCGTTAGTAAGACCATAGTCGCCCATTCGCAAAGAACTACCAGTAATACCAGTAGAAGATGATAAGCTTGTACCGTTAACTTGTCCAGCACCGGAGTAAATAACTCCTTTGCTGTTTACAACCGTGCCGGCGCTAGAACCATCAACTAAGTTGAGTTCAGCAGCAGTAGAAGTTACAAGAGTATTTCCCAGTCTAAGACCCTTACTAGAGCCGTTATGTTGATAAACGTTAACATCACCGTCATTCTCCACCTCTAACATAATTCCCGAACCGAGATTATCTTTGAAGATTACGTCGCCTTCGCGAACGAGGGAGCCACTAAGTCGTGCCTCACCTACCTGAAATTTATAAGCCATATTTAAAAACCCTCCATATTATAAGTTTTGTTTTTGGCGGGATGGGTCAGTTCACCCTGACTTCACCCCAAACGATACGCGCAGTACCGCTTGCTTATAAATATGTCGCTAAGTCCTATAAATTTCTCAGAAATAACAAATATATTGCAACCACCCTCAAATCGTCAGTTATTATCAGCTAGTAACTTCAAATGAATCAAATTTTAGAATAGCAACCAGGAGCCAGAAGTGGCATAAATAATGGACGCAAGCCCATACGGAGACTCTATAATAATACTATCGAGTCCATCAATCGTATGCGAACCACTCGTTTTAATTGTGATCTTGCGTGTATCGTTGCAATTGCTTGGAGCCTTTATATAGAACACATCTCCTACCGTAGGCGCGGGGGTTTCCGGTAACGAGAGAGTCATCGTGCTCACGCTGGCTCCTATGGCTCCAGTGAAATAGTTGAAGCCTGCGGTTAGAAGAGAGCCATGCACAGCGGCTGTAGCTGTTATTCGATCCCCAGAGCCTCCGGAGCTAGCAGTTATTCCTGTTAACCTACTACCGTCTCCCTCAAAAAAGTTGGCTTTAACTCCGATGCTGGCGGTCATCTCACCAACCAGTGAGAGTGCGCTGCCGTCAAAAGTAAGATCCGATTCACAAGTATATGTGTTTGAATCGCCTGCAACATTTGTAACTAAAGAGTTATTAGTAGCGTTTGTAATCCGAGGGACGTTAATGATTGCCGAACCGTCGGAAGTGCTTAGGTTACCTGATACTATATTCTCGACAATTAAGTCGCCCGGTAAGTATTTCGTTGCTGCTATTACGGTGCCTGATAGTGTATTGTACGCCATAGTGCGTCAAAGCCCCCGCTAGAATACATACCATGCAGTGGCACCATTTGAATATAGATGAATAGCCGGCATAGAGCCGGTTAAGAGGTAATACGATGCACCGTCGATGGTCTGCCCTGATGACGCCGAAATGTGAATCGCAGATCCTGTGGTGCGATTGTTAGGATATTCATCCTTAACGATCACAACTCCGCCGCGTCCAACTGCTGCAGCACTAGGTAAGCGCAGATCCGTTCGCATATTTCCTACATTTACACCCAAGATATAATCGCCGGCGCTTGCTGTTACTTTATCAACCCCTATATGGCGGTAGTTGCCTTGGAAGGCTCCTGAAAGTGTGAGACCGCCAGACCCAGTGACATATACTCTACTCTCAGCCACAGACGCACTAAGGACATAACCTGCGCCGGCAGCTTTCCACACCGATAAGCTTCCCGTGCGGATATGCGTGTCATCATTTGAATCACCGAATTTAGTAGAACCAGTTGCATCAATAACAGTTACATCTTTGATATGCATATGACTAGCACTCAGTGTTCCTGTGATCGAGAAGGTACCAGTTAGTTGCAGTAGGTTGTGGGCGGACGAGTAAGTGAAATTGGCGGAACCAGACGTTGATGTGTCGGTGTTATCAGAGCCCGTTATATACTGTATGGATCCCGAGGGTCCATTTGCGCCGCCAGAACTAGCGGCAGATCCAGTATCCGAACAATTGATATATGCCCAACCAAAGTTAGCCATCCTATCCTACTCCTACAGAACCTGACCAACTTGGACCGTCATCCGTCGCAACACCTGCCGCGTTGATATTAGTAAGTCCTGCTACAACTGAAACAGTTCCGGTACCGGCGCCTTTAATCCAGAGTTGGCTGATCTTAACTTCCATACTGATCTCAGATGCGGCGCCAAGGAGAAAATATTCTGTACCACTTAGTCCGGCTTCCGAGAAAGCTATTTGCATGCCAACGCTAGCATGAGTATTTCTGACGGTAACCCAGCGTGTTACGTCTGGGAATGAAAGTACTGCCGCGGAAGTAGAGGTAGCACCGGTGTATGCCCAAGGTCTTCCGCTAACCTGAAATGAACCTACATTATTTATGCCGGGGGCAATGTTCCATGAATTGTTGGCCATATTATAAAACTCCTAATTTGTTACAACTTACTATAAATAGTCATTAAGTTTTTCTATTGCGCCTTCTTTCTTTGGCGCGCTGTCTTTTTTTCTCTTCTCGCAATCTTCTACGTTCTGCTCGAATTCGTTTTTCTTTTTTCGCCACAGAAGGCTTCTTGTAATAACGATTGTCTCGCATCGTTTCCAAGAGCCCCTCTTTTTTGACCTTTTTGGTGAATCGGCGAATCATTTTATCTACTTGTCCGCGACACTGATCAAGGTCAACGCTAACACGTGCTACTTTAGCCATTTTATTCCTGCTTCTACTTTATTGCTTGCCATATGGCAGATGAATTTCCCACCAAAGAACTTATATCAACACCAGAGTCTCTGGGATCTCCCAGATCTACAGAGCCTTGTTTCTTTTCCTTGGGGGCTGTTTCATAACTAGTTAGTGCTTCAGTTCCTTCGAATAGATTAACTCCATTATATGCATCCTTGCCGACCGATTCCATCATCTTGGCGCGGTGCTCTTGCAGTTTCTTCGTTGTATCGGCGGTTTTGCGGCGCATGCGCAGGTCTGCATCGAAATCTTTTTGCTTTGTTGGTGGTGCGGATTCTACAATCACAGATTGTTGCATTCCTTTTGCCACTTCTGCCACTACATTCGAGAGCAACCCTTCTTCTATGAGCACTTCGTTAATGCATTCTTTTACTAATGGCTTGATTAACTTTTTAAGATCGTTCTTTTTCACTTTGTTTCCTTACTTATGTCTTCGCTAAGTTTAAGTTTTGTATTTCCTTTTACGAATTGCGCGATGAGCCCAGCTATAGCTCTCGTGGTTTTCTTATCAAATTTAAGACGTTGTTGCATGTATGTAGCAAGTCCGCTAATCATAAATGTGCCGGCATTAGTTGTGGCGTTTTTACCTGTTAGCGCTGACTGGCGTTGAGCATGTTGAGCCTTGCGCAAATCTTGATCTGTGGCTGTCGCAGGATCCAGTCCATATCGCCTGAAATCTGTCTTGCGCTGCCCCTTGCGTACGGCGTCTACCCTTTTTGCAAATTTTGAAATGACAGGTAGTAACTGTTTTGCCTTTTCCTGTTTTTTTTCATTCATGTCGGGAGCGGTAGCATAAGCTTCTGTGGACTTGTATACCTTATCTAACAGTGCTCTTGTAGATTTTAATTGTTTAGAACTCCATCCCTGAAAGCGATCTTTTCCGGAATCGAGCTTGAATCGCCATGTTTTGAGTATTTCCTTCATCGATTTTGAAAAATATCCAGAGGGGTGATTTTCCAGAAACTGCTTAGAGAGATACCCTGTAAAGGCGTCATACTGTTGTTTTGCGAGGTGTTGGGGTGCAGCCGCGCCTTCTGCTACTGTTGGAGCTGTGCCGAATTTAATATTATTTGCTTTAAGTTGGAGAGCCACCTGTCTTTGTAGCTGTTGTGCGATTTTATCATCGAGCAAAGTGTCAGGTGGTGCGCCATCAGGTCGAGCACGATTGCTGACTGCGGTTTTGATTGCGGCGGATAAGGCGCGCAATTTTGGACGCGGGATATATGTTGGAGGGGGCTGGGGGGCTTCTCCGGGAGGAGCAGTATCTTCGGGAGGAGCAGTATCTTCGGGAGGAGATGAGCCACTCGTTGGGGCATCTCCGGGGCCCAGAGACACCATTTCACCGGGCTTTCCGTGAAGCCAGTCTGAAGCTTTGCCGGCTGCAGCTTTTGCATCGTCCCACCAGCCCTCGTCGAGTTGCCTATCTTCTGTCAGGAATTGGCGCCATTTATCAGCGATTTCCTTGTCATCTTCATAGCTCGACCAGTCGCTCATTTGTCAAGAACCTCACTCAGCAGGTGATTAATCTTATCAGTCTTGGTGAGCATATTCTGTGTGGTGTGTTCCTTTACCTCTTTCATCATAAATGCGCCCGGAGTAGAGGGTTCGGACACAAAGTCGAAGCAGATCAACTGGAAGTCGTCTTCTACAATTGTCTTACCCATTGACTCTGAAACTGATCCCATTCCTCTAGATGAAATACCGAGTTGGCAACCAGAGTTCACGAGCCCCTTGAGGATGTCTCCAGAAGGTGTATCGAGGACAAGCACTTTGCCCATAACTACAGGTCCTTCCATCCAGATGTCGATGACCATGTGGGATGCATTCTTGAGATTGATAACAGAGTCGTCTGGGTGATCTAGCTCGCCGAGCGCTCTCTTGGCTGTTACCAGCTCTTTGTATGTTTTAATCTGTGGCTCTATAACACTTAGCGGATAAGTGCGTCCGTTACCGTTTACACAGTCAGCCTCTTGAAGCTTGCCGGATAAAATCATGCCGCCTTCTGCGATATACTTTTTCTCTGCCTCGGTCAAAAGATCCTGGCAAACACCCCCTTCACAAAGAGGATAGAATTCTCTTAGTAGTACTTTCGCCATAGCTAACTACCTTTACAACATCGTCGTACGGGTTGAAGTTTCCATTTTCTAGTCCATGTATTAAACATCTTATTTCTCCTGATCGGTATTGTCCGTTGCTTGTGTTTCGGGTGCAATGTCTCTGAGTTGTTTTGCTACCGTTTTCTCTATCTGTTTGAGTATGCGTTGTAAATATGCCCTATGCTGATTTAAGTCAACGCCGGGGACTGCCGCGAGGTTTGAGAAGTATGCTTCGATTTGTTCTACCACTCCTTTCTCTAAACTTGTAAACTCTTGATCGGCATCGGAAATGCGGTCCAGTGCGCCTTGCTTGCGTGCGGCAGTAGAAGTAGCTTGGGAAGTTATCTCATATTCTTTCCCTGCTTGGGCCGAGGTTAACTCTTGAAGTATTATCTTTTTAAGTTGTGATTTAGTTATTTTCATTATCTATGTCCTTTTTTGCATATTTAATACCATCGTCGCCTATAATCATATTAAGAGTATATGACGTTCCCGATGATAACCACCCTAAAAGAAAGAAATTTATAGGTGTAACATCAAAACTAAATAGTTCTGTGTAGGGAGAAAGAAGCATTAAAATCCAGCCAACGTGAAAGCCCATGCACATGGGACAGCTAAAGAGCTTTCCTAGGTGTCCTGTGCGGGGTCTGATTGCACTAAATATATCACCGTATACTATGATCTGTGTGAGTCCGTATGCTATCAATATAAATGTTAGAAGTTCCATCTGTTTTTCCTTTTCATCATTATTGTGCCGGGTCCATCGTTATTTTCCCCGAATGTTCTCCGGATGCTAACCTGTTATCTAGAACAGCTTGTGATGTTATATTCTGCAATAAATCCCGCAGTGGCGTATTGGGGTCAATAGCAGCTCTTATTGCATCCTCTATTTTCTTTTTCATTATTTTAAACACTTCTAGTTCAGGCACAGATGGCTTATTTATGTCTTTGCCACGTGTTTCCACATCTCTCATAAATAAAGTTAAGTGATCATTTAAATCGAAATAGGAAGCTGCAGTGCCTTCTGGGTATGTACCATCTTCAAGGTTGGCGAACGCCATAATAGAAGCCATTAAAAGCTGCTCAACTACTTGCTCGGCGATTGTGCCGGCTGCGACACCGGCGCCGATTGAGGCGCCGGCGTCGGCGCCGCCGGTGACGGCGGAGGCTGCGGCACCGCCGGCGATACCGAGGATCTTGGCAGTATATCCACCGTATTTAAGAGCCATTTTTTTGAGCGTGCCAGGATCTTTTTCTTGAAAATATTTGTGAAGTTCTCCTATGGTTGTGATCTGGGCTGCATTCTCGTTTAAATATCCAGACCAACTCTCCATTATCAATTTCATTTCAGACATATCGACAGTTCCTATATCGTATATAAGTAGCTGAGTGAATAAGTATCTCGAACAAATCCGGGTCGCATCGAACCCTGTTCGACTTCTTGGGGCACTTCTCCTAGTTCTGTTGAGTGTTCTTTGTCTGGGTGAGTTAGCTCGTCATCTGCCATCGATATAATTGCTTCTGTCGATTCAAAATATGGACGCTCTTCGTCAATAAACTCTGATATTTTAATGAGTGCCATCTTCGGAGTGCTCAACTCTGGGGTTGAGGCTGTTTCCATTAGCGCTTCGATAGAGCCGAAAAATGAGCCGGCTTGGATTGAATCCGAAATCACGAGCCCCTTCTTGCGTAGGTGTGCAAACAGTCTATTCTGAGCACCGTAAACCAAATCACTCATAGCGTCTTTGGGAAATGCTGTTATCTTATTGTTATTCGTCGACAACACAATATCTATATCGCCGTGGTCGAAAATCATTAAGTCGCCGCTCATGCTTCGGCGGACATCCATCTCAAGTCTGACAACTGCATCATCAGCCTTGTCGCCTAATCTAACTGTTATCGCCATTTGCCTGAACCTCCCTAGCTAAACTTTGTGTTCTCAACACTGTCAGCAACGTCTTCTCTTCGATAGGGGCTTTGGCAAACTCATTGAGGCAGCTTATCACCTCCTTAGTACGGCGTACCATCTCTGGATTGCTTTTCATCTCTTCTGTTGTGAGGGATTCCTGCAGAACACCTTTTAATCTTGCGACTTCTTCGTTGAGGAAAACTTTAAGCTCCAAAGCGTTGTCTGCGAAAGAGGCAATATAATACGACAGGAGAGCTTTTTGTTCTGACAGAAGCTCTTCGTTGTATTTCTCATTAAACTTCTCGACAAACTTTCGGACCACTATGTCATCCACTGAGGCATCTATAGTATCAGTTGGTGGCTGTGTGGTCATCTTCTCCAAAATCTCTTGCTCTAACATAACATGCCTCTTGGGGGAGACCTTAGTTGAAAACATCTGTGCTATCGAGGCTAAGTTTCTGTAGTTTGGTACAAAGTTTGAGAATACTGAGGGCTCTATCTCTTTATTAACATCTGCGATTAAAGCGCTCTGTGCGACAAAGATACCGTTCGGGTCGATAAGTCTGTTGGCTATCTTGGCTTCTCTGATAATTCTTTCGGAGGTCTCGCGATCGAGACCTTGTTCACAATAAAGAGATTGATGACATTCCAAGTCGCGACGTAAAATAGAATCTGCTCCAAAGTGCCGCTTCATGATCCGAATAACTGCAGCACGACGTCGATGATCACCTCTCATGGTTGCAACAGTCGCCTCTCGAAGAAGAGCTTCATATACAAAAGCAGTGTTTCTTTTTTTGTTGTGTCTATTTCTCATTCTGTTGCTCCAACGTTTGCAGTTCATCAATAAGCGAGCCAATAGACTCGTTAACGACAAAGAGTTTTTCCTCTTCAGATAGTTCTCTTGCCTTATAAATAGGTTCCTTTCCTTCAAAAATACCGTTTGTAGTTCCTTCCAATTTTACCAAAGACCGAATATCTTTGATACCGGGAGCTATATTCGTGGTTGTACTCTTGGTTTTGGAGTGTCCCCCTTGAGATAGGAACGAGTTCTTATTTTGGGCTCCATGACCGTGAGTACGGTTGTCGTGGTGGGGCTTCTTGGGACGATATATCTTTCCCTTGTCACCGGGTGTTCGCACAGGGTTATCCAGGCGATCTTCTGCCCAGCCCCTCTTAGATCCTGGGGGAACTGCCAATAATGGAGATTCGTCGGCGGCTGCCTCTGGTTCTCCACCTATGTCTCCAGCATCTCCTGCGGCCATCTCTTCACCACCCAAGTCGAGATCACCACCTAGGTCGCCGCCTAAGTCTCCTCCAAGGTCTCCGCCTAAGTCTCCGCCTAATCCGGCGGCTCCTTCGGCTGCAGCCTGCTCAGCGACCTGCTGGAGGGCTGCGTCATGTTTACGATCATAGTACATCTCGCGCTGGTTTCTTAAGAACTCTTCCTGCGACATACCAAAGATATTTTGGGTTACCCAGCGACGAGAGAAGAAACCCTCTGTAGCTGAAGCTGCAATATCGAACTTCTGCTTCCAGAACTCAATCTCTTGTAGCTCTGCAATCTTTGATGGGTTATTCAATGTTAACTCAAAGCTTAACAAGTCGTCGCCCCTAAATCCAAGCGTGTACAGATGGATTACAGCAGCCTTCGTCAGTTCTGCAATGATAACTCTTTGCAGTCTTTGAATAGTTCTTGCGAATCTAATATCCTTTTGTGCTAGAGTCGCTTTATCTTCGTCGGCGCCCTCACCCATTGTAAGATAAGATTGAGGAATCTTAAGCGCTGAGAAAAGCTTGTCTCGTAGATATTTAATATCGTCAATGGCTGTGATATTTTGTGCTCCGGCTAAAGACTGAATGTCTGTTGTTGAGCCCGGGCGAACTGGAATAAAGTAGTCTTCTTCTATGCTCATCGGGTTGTAGCGAAGATCAACCTTGCCTGTCTTAGGGTCAACCACGGAGTGGCGTTTGAGGTTCGTTACAGTCTTTTGCATGAACTGTTCCACATCTTGTGGAGGAATGCCTCCGACATCAATCTTAAAGACGCGTCGTTCTGATGAGCGGATAACACGGTATGCCATCATAGCATCTTCCATAAGTGTTAGCTGGCGCCAGATACGACGAGCAGGCTCAAGAATGGAGGTTCCGTACGGTGCGTACTTATCGTTCCCTAAGACACGGAAATGGCAGACCTGCCAGTTCTCAAAGGTCAATCCTGCAGAGTTCCATTGATACTGGATGTAGTTTGGGTTTGTTGAGTCCTTGCCTTCTAGTCTCTCTACTTCGGAAGTCGGGAGAGCAATAACTGACTGCACTCCAAACTTATCGTCGATGTCGAGGTACAGGAAGAAATCTCCGTACTTGCACATTGTGCGAGCCCAACCAAATAGGTTATACTTTAAATTTAATATGTCTCCGAACAATGAGTCCAGCACTGCGGTGATCTCTTCATTCGGGCACTTGATATTAAGCATAGGGCGCAACTCAGAATAAGTCGTCATCTCGTCTGCGTAGATATCCATTGTTGAAGCGATCTCTGGTGCGTATTCCATCTGATCAAAGTCAACATATCGTTCAGCGCGCCGCTGGTTCGCTATTGCATTTGTTGCAACAACGTCTAGCGGACTCCTGACTGTCTTTTTAAACTGCTGCCCGGAAGCAGATTTAAATCGAGAGCTAAACTTATCTAGGTGCTGGCGACGAATGCGTCGACCAGATTGGGAGCGGTAGCTTATGATCGGACCTGAGAACAGTCTTGTCAGCGCCTTAAATAACGCGTTTTGGCTATTCACCGTACTTTTATTGTTGCTAGGGGGTGGCATCTATAACCTCACTTAATAATCCATTTATATTGTTCATACAGGCTTCTTGCCTCGTCAGTTTGTTTATCTAATGCGTTGTCTCTGCGATATCCATGTTGTCCCGAGATCCGAGTGTTCATGGTGGTGCGAGTTGTAATAATTGAATCAACGAAAGCCTTTTGATAGTTTAGGTCGCGAGCACAGTTCTGGAGTGCATTGTCTCGAACCCAGCACGCAATCGCAAGTGCCATGATTAAATCATCATGATAACCTTTCATTGCCTGCGGCTTGCCATTTTTCCAAATAAAAGTCTTCATCTCACCCACTAGTCTAGTCGAATACACTTTAATTAGTTTATTTCTTATAAACTCTTCTAATTTCGCGACGATAAGCGGGCGCGTCTTTGAGGTGGTTGAAAAGCCGGCTATGGCTGAGTTCATTGCTTCTGCCTGATGTTGTTCAATATAATCATGCGTTGATTTAATAGAATAATATAAATTAGGATAACCGTATTCTACGAGTTTGTCAAGTACTGTGTATCCAATATTATTATTTTCTACCACCATCATTGCGTTTCCGAACTCTCTTCCAACTTGATTTAGCATGTTAGCAAATAAATCGGGTGTCAGCTTGCCTTGATATTCTCCAATGAATTCAAGAGTTTCTAGCTTAAGTACTTGAAATGTTGAATAGTCGGCGCCGTCCCCTCTTGATACATCTACTGTCATCAAATAATTGCATGAAGGATCGAACTCTTCCCAAATCCAAAAGTTTCTGTCGAAGCCTGTTCGATATTGTGGCTCCTTTATCGCACTCTCTAACCACTCCATGCACTTGGCATCAATAACTGTTTCACCTGACGCATTGAAATTGCACTGCAACTCTTGTGCGATTTGGCGAGCGGACATGTTTTTGGTCTCGTTGCGAAACCATACCTCGTCATGATCGGGGTGAACTTGCCATGGTAGGTCTGTGAGCTTAAAGTTGTTCGTCCCTGCGATTGAATCAATACAAGTCTTGTGGAACCAGTTTCCGACACCATTGGGGGTCGACAGTGCGATGCACCTACCACCAGTACTCAAGGTAGGATATAGTCCAGTCCAAAGATCTTCAAGCCCATCAATATGTGCAGCCTCATCAAGCACGAGCAAAGACAAAGCTTCCGAACGTCCGGCATCGCCAGAGGTTGAGGCTGCTTTAATCGAAGAACCATTGGAAAGCTCAAACGAGTTTCGGTTATCTACCTTAATCGACGCCATGCGCAGCCAATCAGGCAAGTTGCGTATAATGTTCTTAACTTTCTTTACAAGGTTTCCTGCGGTGGCAAACTTGGTTGCCATAACCAAAACTGCCTTATCGCGGTGAAAAGACATTAACCATACAATATAACCAGCTGTAATCGTTGAGATTCCAAGCTGGCGCGCTTTTAAAATAACATTAAAACGATAATCGTTAAAATCACGTAGTAGGTCGTCTTGGAAATCATAGGTATCAAATAGAATAAGTCCGTGCATTGGATGGGAGATGCGCGCATATGTCTTGAGAAAATATGACGGATCCTTACCGCACTTAAGTATTTCCTTTACTTGTTGTTTTTTTGTTAAAGTGAAACTCATTCATCTTCTACAATTTCTATCTCTTCTTGGTCGTGGTTGTGATCGCCTGCCATGGCCATGTCGGAGCCGGCTGCTGAAGCCAAGTCGGCAATTGCCTCCATTGCTTTTGCTACAAGTGCCTCGATGCCGTCCTCTTCGAACCCTTCATCACCGCCTTCAAAGCCTTCTGGGGATCCCATGTCTACTACTTCCATATCAGCACCGCATTCCTCAATGTTCGACTGCGTTGCTGTGTTTACTTCTTCCAAGATAATCTCTTTAAGTCTATCAATAGAAATTCTCATTTCTCTACCTCCGAGCCTTTTTTGCGTGAATCATTTTCTGGTCTCTTTCCACCGTTGCCATCCCAGCCGCCAAGTTCAAGGAACGATTGCCAGCTTTTCTCAACAGATGCTTCTGAACCGGTTTCCAAATTCATCTCTTCACTTAGTCCGCCAATCTTATAGTGCTTCTTGGCAGTGACCCAAGTGCGGACGCGAGAGGAGTTTTCAACTCTAATATCGATTTCTCCCACTTCAGTCAAAGCAACAGAGTCTCCCGTGATTTTTTTGTATTCCTTCTTAAGCCAGCCAGCAATATCAGACAAGCGCTGATCGGTATCGCCTTCAAAACCAGAAGCATAAACTTCTTTTAACTGAATTTCAGACTGGTAGCTCAAACACATCATGTCACCATAAAACTTAACGTTAAAGCCGTCCATGACCCTTTGGTCGATGAGAGCATTGCCCTCTTCTCTACGAAGGATTCCAGGCTTGTCAGGTTCGTAATCCTCTCCTAGTGCGCCGTCATATGAGTTGGCTGCTGCCTGTGCTAGTCCTTGTATGATTTCGTATACTGTTGCCATTATTTATTTCCTTTTGGTCTCCAACCGGTTGCCCATCTTTCCTCTCTGTCTTCTACATAATGAATATAACAACTATGGCAACATTCATATTTTAGAAAACAAACATCGTCAGCTGCCTTTTTCGACAGAGAAAGACAAATCGGACATCGTTGTAAAGAGTCTCTACTAAATAGTTTCTTTGATACCTTTATTCCATTAACATCAATTTTCTCTTGATATCTCTCGTTTGTCATCGTTTTTTTATATAATTCTTTCTGTTGTTCGAGATATTCTTTTTCCTTGTCCTCATCCCAATTCGCATGTGGATTTTGGACTGTTTCTGCGCCGTATTTCTCGGCGATTGCCTTCTCGTAGGCAGCAACTTTATTTAGTTTCTCTTTATCACTCATTGAATAACCTATAGGCGCCATAGGTTGCCGCCACGCCGGTTGCAATGCCTCCGACATACCACCACAGCCTATTGTCGGAAGACTGGCGTAGAATGGATTCTTGGAGTTGTTGTATCTCTAAATCTTTTTGCGTTATCATAAGAGTGCTTTCTTCTCTTAAGGCATCGAGAGAAATCTGTAGCTCTCTAATCTCTAGGTCATAGCTAGCAGCTTCGACAGATAACTCGTATTCCAAGCGTGCTTGGCATGCTAAGTTTGCCGTGGACTGTCTTGCAAGAATCGTAGCTAGTGCGGGAGGATCGAACAAGACACCTTCAAACGGCGCGCATTGTTGTTCGCCCAAGAAGGTGAACTTTCCCTCGTCTGCGTACGCTGAACTAAATAACAGTATTAATAGGCTAGGGAACATAATCAAATCCGTACATTGCCTGAATCTCATCAACCAATGAGGCAGGGTCTTCTGAAAATTGCCTTCCGTAATCTTCTCTTCTATTCTCGATCAATTCGCGCAGCGTATCTTGGCTCTCCAAATAGTCGCTTTCAATCTGTTTAAGCAAGTTATGATACTCGTTGAGCGTCTCTTCACGAGCTTGTATTTCGCGTTGATGGATGTCTTTGAGCCCATCGATTTGGGCTTTGAGGGAGTCCTCTGTGACCTCGTAGGCGCGCTGTAGTTGTTTATAATCATAGCGCATCTTGCCGATAATACCCAATGAGAGAAGCACCATTAAGATGCTTTTCCAATTCTTTATAACAAATTGCAATACTATCTTAGCGGTCACATCACCCTCTCAGTCTCTCTACGATGTCTACAGCACCTTGCGCACCAATAAAGACAGTGGAGATAACAACCCAGTCACCACTGGTCAATTGCCCAGACAGGGCTAATCCCGTAGCCGTGATCCACACTAATAGTTTTCTTGATGTGAGTTTCATCAGCCATGTGTCAACAAATCCGTTTTTATCTTTTTCTTCCATCTTTTTCCCTTAAAAAATCCAAATACCAGTCAGAAGCGCGTCAGCCCACAACAATGCTACCAAAGTTAGCCAGCAGGCATAGAGAGAAGCGGTTGCAAATCCCTCATGTAGGTCGTCCTTAAACTTCTCTTGTGCGTTAGATATTTTTTGTTTTATAAATTGCATGTGCATGGTTCTTCAGGCTCGAATATGATTGGTGGTGATGGTGGTTCTGGGATATATATTCCCTCGTTTATAACTTTCTCGATCTGGTGAGTTCTTTTTTCTAGGCTATTATACTGTTGACTCATGTAGGCAAATATTGCAGCCAGTATCACAAAGGGCACCAGATCGATTGTTGTAAAAAGATTCCA